CGAACGAGATGATATGGAATATACTATAGCAAAAGAATTTGAATATCGTCCTGACTTGTTAGCATACGATGTATATAAAGATACCGGACTATGGTGGGTTTTTACTAATAGAAACCCTGACATAATCAAAGATCCTATATTTGATTTTAAAGCAGGAACAACAATAAGATTACCAAAGAAAAGTACATTATCAGCAGTACTAGGAATTTAACATGGCAACACAAAGATTAAAGCCTAATAAACTTCACAAGTATTCTTCATATAGCACACATTTTGATCTTTATATAATGAAGGTTGAAGATTTTAATAATATTCAAGATGCTTTACTCAGCGGTGCCAGTGATGGCCAAGACTCATTTGGGCGTTTAGCTTATGACTTTACTAATAAACCTGGCAGACTAATTGCTAATACATCAGGTATTAGATCAAAAAATCAACAATTAAGATCAAGTAGCAACAAATATTTTACAAAAGATTATCATATTGATAATGTAAACATTTTAAGTTTTATTAGTCCAACAGGAAGAACCGGTGGAGCAAAATGGCAAACATCTAGCATGACAATATTCGAACCATACGGTGCTACGTTTATGGAGAATTTAATTAAAGCAGTTACAGACAAACCTATTGAAGGACATCACTACTTACTTCAACCGTATATGTTACAAGTTTCATTTAGAGGATATACTGCCGATGGTGTATCTGAAACTGTACAAGGTACTACAAAATATATGATGTTAAAGTTTACTGGTATTCAGTTTAAAATAACACCCGAAGGCAGTGAATATGAAATAGAATTTATAAACTACGGAGCAAGTGATGTATTCGGTGACCTTACTGGCTCTTTACCTGCTAACATTGAAGTCAACTCGGATAATGTCCAACAGTTTTTTAATTTTAAAGAAAGTGGTTCTCTTAAAAATGAAGATAAAATAACACAGGTTGAGACTTACAAGTCAAGACCATATGGTATTGATTTAGGCTACAAACGAGGTTACTTACAAGAAATTAAAACAACATCTTGGACAAAACAATGGCATCCGGTGTATGCTGATACACATTATACAACTACAAGAACAGGTAACGATTATAGGAACTTGCCCGACATACTTAATAAAATGGAAGAAGAGGCTGTAAAAAAAGGAAAAGAAGATGGGTCTCAACTACTAGCAGACACATATAGTTTTGTAATTGACGACGGCACACCAGAATATAAAAAACTATTAAATTCAGAAATAGTAAAAGCAGATGCTAAAGGTTTAAACAATATGGCTGTAATAAAAGATAAAGCCAGAGCGGCAACATTTCTTTATACAGGCGATAATATACAACCAGAATCATATACAGAAGCAAATCCGCCGGCGGCTCATAGTAATGCTTTACAAATATCAGCAGGTACACCTATTATTAATGTAATTAAAACAGTTATAGCAACTAGTACATTTATGACTGACCAAATTACAGTTATACCCGCACAGACACCATCTAGATATCGTCAAGAAGCATTTGGTGATAAACCTACCCCAGAAACGTTTCGGTTAGTCGAGACACCCGAGAAACCTATATGGCTTTATAAAATTACTCCTATGTTAAAATTGGGAGAGTGGGACAGCGGTAGAGGTTGTTACCAACGAGATATCACGTATGTTATTTCATTATTTAAATCTGTAGGACGTATTGATAATGGTATGGGTAAATCTACTATACAAGAATATGAAAAGGAATACAATTACCTATACACAAAACAAAACAAAGATGTATTAGACTTTGAAATGGAATTTAATACAGCCGCATTAGACCCAAGAATTGTAGGTGGATATAAAGAAGGACTTGAAAGCCTAGTCGAGGGACATCCAGTTGAGGCTTACAGAGGCACTACCAATCGTACTCCTTTTGATGTACCTTATTATAATACTAGAGGAAAAGCTAGAGAAGGGTGGGCATCGGGTAGTAAAACTGATTATAGAACTTTAATGGCAAGAAACTTTATGTCTAAGGTATACGATCAGGGTGTTGATTTATTAACCGGCTCATTAACAATAGTCGGTGACCCAGATTTTATTTCACAAGACGAGGGATTTGGTCTATCAGCACATTCTACTAGATATGTCACCGAGGGAATTGATACTAAATCAGATCCAATTATATTATTAAGAATGATGACTCCGCCTGATATGAGTAAAGAAACAGGAATAGTAGAAACCCATTCTGGGGGTGGTGCTAGAGGAGATGCCATTAGCGGAAATACAATTAGTATTTTTGAAGGATATTATAGAATATTAACAATAGAAACAGGAATCTCAAATAACCAATTTAAACAAGTCTTACAGATAGCAAGATTAAAATCACAGGACGGAACACCAGACGGAACACCTAGAGAATCATTTGGAGATTATGACGAAGAATATTATCGTCAGCAACAAGAAGATAAAGAACTAGCAGATAAGATGTTAACTGTAGAGGAAGACAAGAAAAAGGGTGAAGGTAAATCTCGCGGCACTGATTTATATAATGATAAAGTTGCTCTCGAACAAGGCTTTGTAGATCAAAAGATCGATGGACCACCTCGGTAATTATTAAGAAAGGCGATTATAATGTCAATTAAAGTTAATAAAACAGATTCTAGTCATATTGGAGGAGCATATAGCCAAGGACAATTACCTGCTGGTCCGTATCTTGCTGAAGTAAAAGCATATACCGATCCAACAAAAAATAATAGAGTTGCTGTAACGTTACTTAATGCTGACAGTTCAAAACACAAAGATGACCCTTCTACGTGGATTACTGTTACTATTGCTTTACCTCATTATGGTTCAACTACGAATACGTCAGCAAGTGGGCAAGAGCTTAAATCTAAAGAAGCTCACGATGGCAATTCTAGTTATGGATTAGCTATACCAGAACCTGACATTGGTACAAAATGTTTAGTAGTATTTGCTAATGGTAATAGATCACAAGGTTATATTATTGCTTTTGTTCCAGATCCATTTCAAAATACAACAACAACAGGCAGAGGAATTGTAAGACCTAAAAATAGAATTGCTTTTACTGATGCCGACAAAGAAGAGTATTTTAATACAGGTGCTATTTTTCCTGTACTTGAAAGAAACTTAAAAGGTGTATTAGGTACAAACATACCAGCAATACAAAAATTAGAATGGGCATTTGACAAACTAATGGCAATAATTCTTAAAGGTCAAGGATTATTATTTGATACAATTAGGGGTGTAACAACCACTAGTATAGATAGACAAACACCCAAAGGCATAATAGGAATGAGTACGCCTGGTAGACAAATACCTGATCCGCAAGATGATCCGGAACTATTAACCAAGTTTAAATCTAACGTTATGGAATTAGCCGACAGTGAACTAAATGTTACATCTAGAAAACCAGGGCACTCTATAGTATTTGATGATGGACAACTTAACGGCGATAATAATTTAATTAGATTACGCTCAGGAACAGGTCACCAAATACTAATGCATGATACAAAAGGATTAATTTATATCGGTAATGCCGCAGGAACATCTTGGGTGGAAATGACTAAAGGTGGTAAAATTGATATATTTGCTAGTGACTCGGTTAGTATTCATACTAAAGGCGACTTTAACTTTACAGCAGATGAAAACTTTAATGTAAAAGCCAAAAATATTAATATGATGGCAACTGGTAATACTGACATAGTAACAGAAGGTATTACATCAATAGACTCTGTTGGAACTATAGGATTAAGATCAACCGGTAATATTTTACAAAAAGGTGCTTTAATTCATATGAACTCTGCTGGTAATCTACCGCCAGAACATACAGGACAAGCAATAGCAAGAATACCAAATCACGAACCATGGGGACAACACGAAGATTACGAGCCAGCATCTTTTACACAAGAAAAAACAGCCGCAGGTTTAACTGAACAAGTAAGTGTTACAATAAATGCTAACGGTATATTAGTAGTTGGTACTAGTAGCACAGGAGAATAACAATGCCATTAATAGCTAGAAAAGTAGGAAGTGGTGATACTGTTAATACAGTTCATGATATTTGTATAGTACCAGGAACAATTTTAACAGAAACAGGAAGCTCAGATGTTTTTGTTGTGGACCATGGCGTACATAGATTTGGTGATTTAAATGAAGCACATACACATTGTCCGCCAATTTATTCTACAGATATTATAAGTGCCAGCCCAGATGTGTTTGCTAATGATAAAGCTGTAGCTAGAGTAGGTGATGTTTATTCTTGTGACGCTGTAGTTGAAGCTGTTACACAAACCACAGTATTTGCTAATTAATAATTTGTTGTAAAAATACAACATTGTTGTAAAAATACAACAACTATAATTCTTCCCTATTAGTACTGGCGTCCCACGCCTTAGTATGTAATCCACCTCCACACATTTCTTGACATTCGTAAGTACATAACTTGTGACTAGGATCTTTCCACGTTAAAGGTAAAATACTTTGAAAGTATTCATGATAAAATATTTCTTCTGCTGTATGATGTTGTAAATTATTCCATCCTACACCATATTCCTTTTCTAACTTATTATAATGTGTCATATCTTCTTGCTTTGTTGCCGCAATATGATTACAAGGCCATAAATTCATCTCGCTATCAATATACATTATCTTATTTTCTTTAAAATCACAAGTTATTTGTGATATATTTGACGCTTCGACAACTTCTTTGTAAATTTTAGCACCTTCATCTGTTATGTTCAACTCTTTCTTTGTATCAGAAGAATCGTTATCTGTGCCTCTTTTTACTTTTTTAATATCAGTTTCTATTTCAATAGGCTTGGGTAAAAGTTCTTTTACTGAATCTGATAGATCTTCTACTTGTATTCGTTCTCCAACTACCTCATCTTTTGGTAAGTGTGCTAGAAGTTTATGTTCTTCATTCTTTTTTTCAAGTTCAGCATAGTTATATTCAAAATTTCTAGTTGAAACGTGTTTGTCAAATTGCCAAAAACCCATATCTTTTGCTATTTGTCGAGCTTCTTCGACTTGGTGTTTGTTATGTTCGAACACAATCATCTTCCATCTTGCCTTACCACCAGCTTCAATAAATGCTTTGGCATTGGCCATTGTTCGTTCGTGCTTAATACCTATACGATATAACTTGTTTGTGTCTTCTAATCCATCTATACTAAACGTTACAATTTTCTCTTGTCCTAGTTTTTGTTCTGCTATATTCATTGCTTTACCGACTTTAGCCCAACTTTTGGGTGTTCTCATACTACCATTTGTTTCTACATCAATGATATAATTTCTATTTGCTGTATTAATAATAATTTCTTCCCAGTCAGGAGTCATAGGTGGATCGCCATGACAACCACAAAATACCATATTAACAGGATGTTCGTTAGTAGCGATATGGTTCATATCGTCTAAAAACTTATTCCATTGTGGTGCCAATACATTTTTTTGACGTAAAGTGGGGCGAACAATACTAGTTCCCATAAAATGTCGCGGACATAATGGACAAGCAACGTTACAGTAGGTAGACGTTTCTACCTGAAAAGAATCTATTTGACTAAAATCGAACATATAATTAAATACTCACTTTATGATTACGATAAATATTTATATGAGTACTTACAGAGGATTTTCAACAACTGGCAATGATTTTGGTTCCGTGACTGTAACCGACTTTTTGGCCGCTAAAGCTGACTTACAAAACAATTTTAATGTCAGAAAAGGCGAAAGAGTCATGAGACCGAGTTTTGGGTGTGTTATTTGGGATATGTTATTTGATCCTTTTACTGACGACTTGTATAATGCTATTGTAGAAAATGTAATGAATATAGCCTCTCTAGACCCAAGAATTGATATTGAAGCTGTTGTTCCTGAAACATATGAACACGGCATACAAGTTAGTTTACTACTTAAATACATTCCAACAGACCAAGTTGAAGAAATGTTATATACATTTAATCAAGGAGCATCTGAAGTTACTACTAATACAGTGATTGAAGAACAAACAACTGAAACCGCAGGATCATCATATGGCAACTAGTACAAGACAAACAAATTTATTCGTAAGCGAAAATTGGAAGAAAGTTTATCAAACATTTAAGAGTGCTGACTTCCAAAGTTACGACTTTGAAACATTAAGAACAACAATGATATCGTATCTTAGGAAACAATTTCCTGAGGACTTTAACGATTTTATTGAAAGCTCAGAGTATATTGCTCTTATCGACTTAATTGCTTTCTTTGGACAATCGTTAGCATATAGACAAGATTTAAATGCTAGAGAAAACTTTTTAGAAACAGCACAAAGACGTGATTCAATTTTACGTCTTGCTAACTTGTTAGCATACAAACCTAAAAGATGTACAACAGCAACTGGACTATTAAAAATTATTAGCATGAGTACAACTGAAAATGTTTATGATTCTAATAATAATAATTTAAGTGAAAGAACAATATTTTGGAATGACCCTGTTAACTCTGATTACGAAGAACAATTTAATACAATTTTTAATTCTGCTGTAAGTTCAGCTCAACGAATTGGTAAACCTGCTTTAGAAAAAACAATTGGTGCGATTAAAACAAGTCAATACGAGTTAAACTTAATATTAGGTACTCAACCTTATTTGCCGTTCACAGCAAACGTTAACTCAACAGATCAAAACTTTGAACTTGTTAACGGAACTATAGCAGGACAAGATTACATTTACGAAAAGGCACCCATACCAGGGAAGAGTTATAACATTCTTTACAGAACAGACGGTAAAGGAAATGGCTCAGCTAACACAGGATTCTTTACTTATTTTAAACAAGGTACATTAGCCCAAGTTGATTTCGAACTTAATAGTGGATCACCTAATCAAACATTTATTATAGATAAAAATAATATTAATAATACAGATGTTTGGTTATATCACCTTAATGATGATACTAGTTTAGATCAATCATGGACTCAAGTTCCAGCAGTAAATGGATCAAATGTTATCTACAATAGTTTATCAGAAAATAATAGAAAATTATATGCTGTAGAATCACTAGCAGACGATAAAATTAAATTAGTATTTGGTGATGGTGTTTTTGCTGATATTCCTAAAGGAAAATATAGATGCTATTACAGACAAAGTTCTGGTCAAACCTATTCTATTAAAAGCTCAGACATGAAAGATATTCAATTGAGCTTTAATTATGTTAGTAGATCAAACCAACAAGAAACATTAACTGTTGGATTAGGTTTACAACAAGGTGTTAATACAGCAAGTAGAAACGAAACATTAGAAAAAATTAAACAGTTAGCCCCTCAGGCTTATTATACACAAGATAGAATGATTAATGGCGAAGATTATAATATCTTTCCATTAACAAAATTTACAAGTATTAATAAAGCAAAAGCAGTTAATAGA